ATCTCCTTTGCCACCTGTTTCAAATACTTGATAAGGATCTGTATCATATGAGTATTGAATAGTAGCTGGTTTACTTCTTCCTAAAGCTGGATTTACTTTTTGTACTCTAATACTATTAGCAAATCTACCAGATACATTTTGTAGGGCTGGATGTCCCATATTATCTCTTATTGTAGCAGGTAATTTTTTATTTAACATATTCATCAAAGATATAGGACTAGCAAATTTTCCTTTATTAGTTCTAAGATGTGCTTGCATTCTTGCAACGGCTGCTTTACCAGCTAGCCCTTTTCCTTTTCTTCCACTTTTAAAAGGCTTTGTACCAACTTTAAGTCTAGCTCTACCTGTGGTTTTCTTTATACTTCCTTTATATTTTGGAGCTTTTTGTCCTAAAAGTTTTGCTGCAATGATTTCTCCTACCATGGAAAATAAACCAGGAGAACTAGTACTTTCACCTTTTAATAATACCTGAGACCAATATCTTAAAAAACTTTGTAATTGACCAAGTGCAACAGATTCAAATTGATTCCTTTGTGCTTCATTTGCCTCATGAGTTATTGGAATCATAACCTCATGGTACATGTCTTGATCCATCTTCTTATCAGTTATATTATTAATCTGTTTATAGGTTAAACCAAAATCACTATGCCACGTTTTTATAAATCCTGTATTTTTTCCTTCATGCTCTGATGGTCTAGGCATCCCTGACCAACCAATTAGTAATTGATCTACTCTTTCTAGTCCTCCACTTTGATAAGCTTTTCTTAATGCTGCTATTCTTTTTGGAGGAAAACCAAATTCCTGTGCTTTTCTTAAGACTTGTATCCAAGCATTTGCTTCTACATGTCCTCCAACATAACGTTTTGGATCTTTAGATTGACCTTTTACATCAGGTGGATGAGCTTTTTCAAATTCTGGTTTAAGATGTTCTTTAATAAAATTTCTACTAGAATATATAATACCCTGTGAAGCTGCTTTTACTTCCTTACTTTGCTGTGCACCACTTCTTCGTTCTTTATATCCTTTTACACTAGGAGCTATAGTCCAAAGAAAGTGTATACCCTTTGCATCCATTATAGAACCAGATCCTTTCATTAGCCATCCTGCTTTTTTTCCTTGTCTTCCCTTTTTTGCACTATTTGTTAATTTTACTAAATCAAAATCAGTACTTTCTGAGTCAAGAAGATGTGGAGGAAAAATAATAGATTGTGAAGTAAGTACATGAGTACCTCCCTTAGAAGGTCGAGATTCTCTTTCATTCTTGCTTATTCTTGCATTGAAATCTTTTTTGGACATTTTAAATTACATCTATTATTTTATACATATCTAAGACGCGCTTGATATGATCGGGGAAGCCAATATCATTTCTAATACTGGACGACGGTTCATTCTGAAGTGTAGCACCTGCCATCGATCTTCTACCCTTATATTCTTCTTTAAGATAGTAAGTAATAAGATCATAAACTGCAAGTTTTAAATCTTCAGGACAACTCTCATATCCTGCACGATAGGTGACTTTGACGGATGCAAAGCCTCTTGGGAAATATTTTATGCTTGATGCACCATCTACTCTATAGATGCGATCATGCTCTTTGTCCACATAATAATCCGTATTTTCAACTAGAGTTGTATAGCTATCAGCTAACGAGTCTCTTTCTTGAATAACGGAAACACTGGTTAGTGGAGATTCTGTTAAAAACAGTTCTGAAGTTAGGGAATCATAAATGTCAAAAGTTTCTACTTTATTAGTAATCGCATAATCTATTACTGCATTGCCAGTATAGGTTTTAACTAACTGACTGATAGCAGGAACTAAAGCACCAAGTTGATTGTCGTCTTTATTGTGCTCTATTTTCTTATATCGTTTGTAATCATTTGTAGTAACTAAATCCATTTATAACCCCTAAATATCTGGGAGATAATAAAATCCCCCAGATTACCCAGCTTTAAGACGCTTTGTATTGTAGTGCCCATTTAGAAGTAACTGCATTGATCTTGTCAATGAAGCCAATTCTTTGTGAAGACACAAGTACTCTGCGTTGGTTAGCAACTTCATAGTCGCTTTCTACGGTCATACCTCTGAGACGTCCTTTTATGAACATCGAGGCATTAACTGCTACAGCATAGTATTTGCCGACAGCGGGAGTAGCGAACTCGTCACACAGTACAACTGGTGATCCGTAAACCATTCCTACAGCTCCTTGAACTTTAGATGCGAGGGAATCGCCAACTAGGTTGACGTCCTGAAATTCAGCATCGTCCATTAAGTTAAACCATTCTTGTTGGTTAACTATATAAACTACATCTGCTGCATTTACACCATATTTACCCATATTTTTACGGGCGCCCAATAAATGAGCTGCTGTCAAAGATTCACTAGCGAATGCTGTTCCTGATTGAGTTTTGTGACTATCGCCAGAGGCGAGAGTAACAAGACCATCAAAGCATGCACCACTCGTTCCGAATGGTCCATCTGCAAGATTACCTACTAAGAGTCCTGATTCGATTGATCGAGCATGAGATCGAACCATTGATTCACGAATTAACGGAAGAATAGGCATAATAGCATCTTCTTCAGTTTCATTTCCAAGATAACTCATAGAAATAAGTTTCTTCGTGGTCAATGAGCGTTCTGTTAAATCAATACCTGCAAAAGGCGATCCATAAGTATCACCTCTTTCTTCTAAGTTACCGTGTGGGCTTGAGCCCGTTGCGGTTTGATTAGAAGTATATTCTGCGTATCCTGCATCTGGTAAGACGGGGATCAGCATTGTTGCAGCATTCATTGTAATTTCGTCAAACATAGGGGCGATTATCAGTTTGTTCTGAATATCCCTCCAAATATTTGTTGAAACTTCTTGCTCGAAATCAGCAGATGAAACGGCTACACCGGAGTGTGCGTTCTGTTTTTCTATGACAGATTTACCATAATCGGTATCTTCCATAGGTTTGCCTAACGCTTTACCTAAGAGCCATGCATCACCAATATCTTTAGAATTGTAAAAACCTTTTTTTCCTCCTTTATCGGAGAAGATTCTTTTAGATTCGCGAATATTCATGATTTCATCTGATTTTTCTTTCAGTTCTGCTTTCAGTTCTTCAACAACAGATTCTAAATTAGTATAACCTTTATTAACACGAGCTTCTAGATCAGAGACAAGTCGTTCTGCTCCTTCTGTTCCTGCTTTTACTATACTTTCAACTTCTGCTTTCTTTTCTTGAATTCCAGCTTTTATAACAGCTTCTTCGTCTGCGGCTTTTTCAGCCTCAGCTTCAGTTTTTGCTGTTTGTTCAGCTTGTTTCATTGCGTAAGCCGCAACTGCTTTTTCAGCAGCGTGCCTAGCAACTTCGTCAAGATCGAAATTTTCTGTATTTTCAGACATTTCTGTTTCCTTAACTACAGTCTGATTGACTGTTGCTTCTGGTGAATCTACAATAGTAGACTGACCAGTTTTGACATAATTAGTCTTCCAACTCTGATAATCTTTATCAGAATCGAAGGACTTAGCCACAGAGAAGGTCGCTGCTTGATTAGCGGGTACTGATACCACACTAATTTCAAACAATTCCGCGTCCTTGATTCTATAGCCGTCGGTTTCCTCATTATAATCAGCATCCTTGACTCGGAAACCAACACTAAAAGCTCCAAGAACACCTTCCTTAACTAAATCTCTAATTTTTCCTGCTGATTTAGATATTCTACCTTTTATCTTTAATCCAATATCATCAACACCTAATTCAGTTGTTTTACCGATAGGATTATGATAATCATGGTTAAAAAGGATGATAGGATTATTTTCATAATTACCTATTCCACCTTTTGACCAAGCATTAGGTTCTATAATATCCCCAGCTCTGTCTTGATCATTAGTACTTGCGTAACCTTCAATGTTTACGCTACCATCTTCATTTACATCAATTGCTTTAAAATTAGAAGTTAAGTTAAAAATTTTATTCATTTATTTCCCCTTTTTTGCAGCTTTAGCTTTTGGCTTTGCTGCAGGCTTAGGTGTAGGAGGCGGATTTGTTGCCTTCTCCCATTCCTCTGGGAAACTCACCCTAATAATTTGTAATAGCCTAGCCCAAGAACCAGTAATTCTTCTTACTGCTCTTGCTCTGTGAGGAGTATCGTTTTGAGCTATATATTCTTTCATACTCATTACTTTGCCTTTCTTAGCAAAATAATCGGCTATTGATTTACTGATTAATTTTATTCTAGTCATTGTTTTCTTCCTCTGAAGTATCGTCTTCTGAAGGTCTTCCACCTTCACTTGGATTTGCTGAGCTACCTGCTATATTTGCAGGTATTCTAACTTCATCAAGTCCGTCTAATGGTTCCATTCTCATCGCTTCTCTAGCTTCATTAGGAGTCATAATTCCTGTATTCACTAGTGATTGATAATATGCCGCTTGATCTCTCAATTCGGGTTGTAAAGCCGGAACACGGCTTACATCTTCTTGTAAATCGAATCCAAAGTACCTTTCAAATGCATAATTTATTTTTCTAACTATAGGTAGTATAGTTTCTAAATAATATAATCTAAGATTAGGTCTAATATTTGCATTATTTCCACTATCTAAAAGTAAAGGTGGTACTCCTAATGCTGATAATATAATCTTTTCATTTGCTGCAATACTTGGTTGAAAATCTAAATCTTTAAAATTTATTTCATTTAAATTATCTATTTCAAGTCCACCGTCTAGAATCAGAGGTCTTCGTCCTCCTGTATTAGGATTGTACCTAACTCTCCAAGCCGCTAACATTCTTTCTTTGATTTTCTCGCTAAGAGTATTTGGGCTTTTTAGTACTAAACCGGGTACTGCCCCATTCTTAAAGAAATTATCTTGAAAATTCCTCATTGATCCTAAAAGCTTCATGGTTCTCCATGCTGGTTTTAGTCTAGGAACTCCTCTGTAGATTGAATTAAAAGAATTTTCTTTTACATGTATAATCTCACTAGGAGTATAGTCAACTTGTCCTTGATAAACGTATTTAGTTATATACTGAGTTTCATGAGTTTCTATTTCTATGTTACCTGCGGGTAGTTGATATAAGTGTCTACCATCAAAATATACAAAAATATTACCGTCAATTAATAAGTCAATTACAAGGTTGCGTTTAAAAGAATTAATATCTTGAAATGGGTTTGGTTCTATATTCAATAAGAGATTAACTCTAGATTTTCTTATATTTTTAATAATTGGGTCTAATCCAACTATTTTATCTCCCACATCAATCGGTATCTCAGCAACATCATCAACTATCATATTAACGCCTCGATTAACAACCTCTTGTTGTTCGTAAGCATTTCGATAGTTTGTTGGGGTTTCACGACTAGTAATATTGAATCCCTCATCCCTTGATATAAAGGGTTGTGCAGGATTTAATTTTTCTTCTAGTTGTTGTCTCCTTC